CTATTTCGTGACTTTTTTCAAATTTTCTACCATGTTATCAAAGTTATTTGCAACCGCCTTGCCTATATCGTTCTCATCCTTAAATAGGTGAGTATAGATGTTAAGAGTAGTTGATTTATTAGAGTGTCCCATTAATCTCGATAATGTAACTAAGTCAGTCCCCTCACTTGCCACGATAGACGCATATGTGTGCCTCAGTTGATGATATGTAATGTGATCAATACCTATACGACTTACATACCTACGGAGTCGCTCGTTAACGGCTTGAGGTCGTAATGGGGTTCCGTCCTCTGCCTTGATGAGGTACTTGCTGTTATTCCACGCAGAGCCTAGACGTCTCTTTTCGCTCTCGTGATATACCCTTAAATCAGATATGTCTTGCTGAACAAACTCGGGCACCGAACAGTATCGCTTGCCTGAAGAGGTTTTTGGCTCTTTAACAAAGTCCGTACCACTTTTCGAGCGATACCGCGCTCTGTCAATTAGTATCCTATCACCTATAGGCTTATCCTCAATTGCAAGCACCTCGCCTCGTCTTAACGAGCAGAATAGAGCTAGTTCGAACAGCACTTTGCTGTCTATCGGTAATGTATCTAACATACTCATAAATGTAGCCAGCTCGGACGGAGAGAGGATGCGAGTAGATTTATTGGTGTTAGTTGGGAGCATAACGTCGTGGCAAGGGTTAGTCTTAAGTATTTCCCATGCAACACCGACAGAGCAACACCTTGATAGTACTGAGTAGGTCGACCTAATTGTCTTGGCCGAGTACCCTTTACTAGTCAGCAAATCAATCCACCTCTGAATGCATCTAGGTGATAGGTCTCTCGCATCTATATCATCCATAGTGGCAAATATTCGCCCCCTACAAGTGTTATAGCCATCAACGGTATTAAGTGACTTATTCTTTGTTACCGTCTCCCAAACCGCAGAAATAAGCCCATATACAGTGTAGTCACTAGAGCCCTTAGTAAGCACCTCTTGCTCCCATACTTGCGCCATTTTAACCGCATCTTTCTTCTTTACAGTTGTAAATGTCTTTGTATACCTTTTCCTTTTGCCGTTAATCGTCTGCGAGAGAGTCGCCCTATATTTATTGGTGTCAACTTTTGTAATATACATATAAACCTCTATAACGTCGATTATTTCCCGATTATTTGCAAATTTTGCACAAAAAGCGCCCTAATAACAACTATTTTCGTAACTTAGTTGTAATATATGGGCGCTACTGATATACTTCTAATTGATAATTGTGTTGTGTTACTGGACCTTATACCAGTAGCTCCGAATCGCTCCTATTGCCGTAGGGGCGGTTTTTTTTATTTACTTAAGCGCAACCTTCTGCGCTTTACTCATATACGCATCTGTAACTTGTTTTGCATATTCCTGGTATCGGTCTGATAACTTCATAGCCCATTCTTCATAGGTTGAGTACTCGTCGCCTTTCTTCTGCATAAGGGATGCCATTTTTTCAGCTCCCTGCGTGTTAACTAGCGCGATGTCACCAATCTTTTTAGTGCTGATCTCGGCAAGTTTATTTACGTCAGTAACCCCCTCAGCCTCTTTGTTGAACTCCTCAACTTTTTTAGGAGCAAGCTCTGCCATCTTCTTATCGTATTCGTTGTAGATACTCTCGTAGGTAACTTCCTTTTTCTTCTTTTTGGGTTTTGCTGAAGAGGCTGAGTCGTCACTACACGAGGTGAGAGCTAACACAAGAGTGAGTGTCATGGCAACCGCCATAGATTTTAGTAGTAGTTTCTTCATAATACGTCCTTTCTTGATACGTCCCTGATACCCTTTTGGTGACTATATCAGATTATGTCTTAATACCTCTAGGTCCTGTACAGATAGCATAGTGCACAGGTCGCCGTTTCTAATATGCTCTAATTCATGTTGTAGTGCCTTTTGTTGTCGCTCTATCGAGTCCCTTGCGTTTACGAATACAGTATAAAAGGCTTGTCCATCCTCATAATAATAGGCTGTTAATCCGTGAACTTTACAGGGTAAATCGACATAAGCAACCCTGTATAATTCGTCCACGATTACTTACCTTCCTTCTTCTTTAATTTCTCTAGCAATGTTGCAACGTATCTTATATCTTCCTCTGAAACGTCTCTAGCTGCATCGAACAGTACACGAAGCTCGTCGCGTTCGTAAAGCTCCTTTGCTGCTTCTGCCGCTTCAGAGTTGATGTAATACGTATAATGACTTAAGTCTTTCATCAAATCAGAACGCTCTATATCAAGATACTGACAAATCTTGTCTATTTTATCCATTCTTGGCATCTTGATACCCTTGCACCAATTAGATACAGATGCCTGTGTAACTCCGATATATTCCGCAAGTTCTTGCTGTGTTATGTTGCGTTCCTCTAAAAGTCTGTTCAGATTTTCTGAAACGATTCTATTTATTTCGTGTTCTGTCATTTTTTTATTCCCCTTCCCGTGAGAGCATTATAATGTAAGAAGTTATAATGTGCAATACTAAAATTAAAAAAATATAACTTTAAGTATTGACAATAACTTTAAGTTATAATAGAATTAAGTCAACCTAAGGAGAGGAGGAGTCAACTTGAAGAACAAATTACAGATTAGCTTGGCGGCTGCAAGAGTAAATGCGGGAATGACTCAAGAAGAGGTAGCTAAAGCGCTACGAGTATCTAAGAATACCGTTCTGAATTGGGAAAAAGGCAAGGTCAGTCCTAAATATGCTCAGTTCAAGATGCTATGCGATATTTATGATATATCAGAGGACTATATTTTTTTACCCTAGATATAACTTAAAGTTATATAACAAGAAAGGAGGTACAACATGAACATACCTATAGATGAGCGATTCATCTCGACTAGCGAGGCATCCGAAATACTGCAAATAGACGAGCAAGTATTAAGAAAGCTAGGGCAGATGGGCTGTAAGGGAATCTACAAAATTGGTAAGCAATATAGGTTCAGACTAAAAGAGTTTGAGACGGTAAGCGCTGAACTGTCGGAGAACCTGGAGAAGTTATCGCAAGAAGTAAAGAGCCTTGAAGAGGTTTACAGAGAAAAGGTCGACCGATTCGGACTGTTCGACAAGGCGACGAAACAAGCACAGACGGAGTTCTATACGATGCTCCGCGCGCTGGAGATTATGAGAGGTGACGACAATGAGAGAGCAGTTTAGTTCAGTTAAAGAAGTATTGCACCAGGCGTGCGACGAAAACGGCAACACACCGATACAAGAGGTAGTTAGTGCGATAGGCGTTACGGCGCTGATTCCGATGATATGGATAGCCCTATACATGTTGGGGGCGAGGTAAGGAGGTAGTAATGGCATTCAACAGTTTTCCAGAATGGAACAAATTAGTTTTTACAAAATCATCTGCTGAAGACCGCGCTCCTAATCTGGTTGCGAATCTGCCACCTTATAAGGAAACCGTACTAGTCACAGACGGAAGAAGAGTGTGGCTAGATATTTTCGATGAAGATGCGTGGTTATATCTGATGATTTCTAACAAAAGAGTTACAGAGGTTATTGCGTGGATGTATCTTCCACAGCCATATAAGGAGGCAACCCATGATATTTAAGACTTTTATCATCGGAATGGTGCTAGTCGGCATCGCAATAATCTTATCAGAGTTACACCGATACATGGTGTACAGCGAGGAGCTAGAGAGGGAGGAAGAAAATGCTAGATAAAGAACGGATATACGGCTACGCAAAGGCTTACCTCGAGTCGGTTACGGAAATATTAAGAGATAAAGCTGAAGAGGCTGAAGGTGACCGCCGTATAGGTGACGAGAACCTACTGAGGTCGGCTCGATACCAGTATGAGGACGATTTGAGCGAGTTAGAGGCACTTATAGAAGGTATCACAGATGATAAGAAGTGAGAAGTTATATAGGTATGCTGCGGAGTTCATCGAATGCGAATTAAAAACAATCGATAGAGCATTAATGCGGACCGATAGCGAAGAGCGACGGGACGAACTGCAGAAGAGACAGCACGAACTTATATGCGACTTAAATGACATGGAAAAACAAGGCTATATAGGAAAGAGCCTAGAGCAAGTAAAGAGATTTAAAAAAGAAGAAAGGAGGAAAAGGCATGCTGAACTTAGAACCTAAACACGAAAAGAAAAGCAGATTAGAGCGATTCTTTGGAGATTTACTAGGAACAGAAAAGACAAAACCTAGAGCAGAATGCGACTGGATAGATCCTAGAATTCCAACAGATGAAGAGCTGGACAAGGTCGTTGACGAGTACCTAGCAATCAAGCACGTATCTGTTCCAGAAAACGACCTAGCTTTTATGGACTAAAAAAGAGCGCAGACCGAAGTCACGCGCTCCCTAAAAAACTCAAACACATTATACAGGAGGACAACGAAAATGGCAAAACTACAAGGCGATTTCAGAAAATTTATGAATAAAAACTACCTCGGTTCGTGGGATATCCCAGACGGAGACGACTTAATCGCAACGATTGATCACGTTGAACAGGAACAAGTCGAGAACGCGAAGGGCAAGGAACTAAAGCTAACTATCCACTTTACTGACAGAGGCTTAAAACCAATGATTCTTAACTCTACTAACTCACAGCGAATCAGTAAGGTAGCTGGAACAACAAGAGTTGAGAAGTGGAGCGGAATTAGAATCGCAATCTACACCGAGAAGGTTAACGCGTTTGGTACAACTACCGATGCGCTCCGAATCAGAGACTATGCACCTAAAAGCAAGGAGCTATTCTGCAACGAGTGCGGTGCGGAGATTGTCGGCTCGGGCAAGTACACAGCTAAAGCGATTGCAGAAAGAGCCAAGGTCAAGTATGGCGAATACCTCTGCATGGATTGTGCAATGGCAAGAGCAGAGAAGAGCACCGAGCCAGAGCAGACCGAACCTACACAAGAAGAACAAACCGAGGAGGTATAGGGCATGGCACTAACAACGCAGGAATTTATGGAAGGGTACGAGCAAGGCATGTCCGAGGCGATGGTAATTGCTAAAACTCACCCCGAGGCATTCGGCTCGATGTTCGCAGCCTCTACATGGAGGCACGTATCAGAACAAAACCCTAGCATTACAGGGTATTACTTAGTTCAGACGGAACGAGAAGGAACACGTAACCTCCGAATCGCAATGTATAGCGCGGAGGCTGAAAGATGGCTAGCACAAGATGTAATGCATTGGGCATACATGCACCTATATAACAGAAAGGAGGACAGCAATGGAGCTGAATAATTCGAACTATTTTAGCAAAAAGGCACAGTCAGAGTATTTCTCAGTATCACAGTTCAAGAGCTTTGAAAAGTGCGAAACGAACGCACTGGCAGAACTACAGGGCAAGACAGAACGAGCGCAGACTACTGCGCTACTCGTCGGCTCGTATGTAGACGCATATTTTGAGGGAACACTTGAAATCTTTAAGGAAGTACACCCAGAGCTACTAAAAAGAGACGGAACACTCAAGTCGGACTATGTAAGAGCTGAGGCGATTATAAATCGAATCGAAAGCGACCCGCTCATGATGAAGTTCCTAGAGGGAGAAAAGCAAGTTATTAAGACGGCTAACTTATTCGGCTATGACTGGAAAATTAAGATAGACGCATATGTTCCAGATGAGCGAATTGTAGACCTCAAAATCGTTAAGGACTTCGAGCCTATATATGATCCTCGTCTCGGAATGAGAGTGCCTTGGATACAGTACTGGGGCTATGACTTACAAGGGGCAATTTATCAGAGAGTTGAGCAGATTGCTACAGGGCGAACCAAACCGCTACCGTTTTATATCGTAGCGGCGACGAAAGAACCTACGCCAGATATCGCAGTAATTCACATACCACAGCACATGTTAGATGCAGCACTTAAGGCTCATGGAGTTGATGCGAAGATAGACCGATACGCACTAATTAAGTTCGGTGATATTGAGCCAGACAGATGCGAGAGTTGTGATTACTGCAAGGCGACAAAAGTGTTAACGGCACCTATAGAGTACGAAATATATGAGGAGGATAACTAATGAATGTAATTGCGATAAAAGGAAGATTGACGAGGGACCCAGAGCTCTCGTCGTTCAAGAACAGTAACGGAGATGACAGGACGGTTTGCCGATTTTCCGTTGCAGTAAATCGAGACTATGGAGACGACGCAGACTTCTTTAACTGCTCAATCTTCGGCAAAAGAGCCGAGGTAATCGACAAGTACTTTTCTAAAGGCTCTGAAATCGTATGCCAAGGAAGAATGGAACAGAACAATTATAAAGATAAAGACGGTAATAATCGCACAGTTTGGAATTTGATTGTGATGAGCTTTGACTTCTGCGGAAAGAAATCCGATAACGGTAGCAACGAACCGAAGGCGGATGGATTCGAACAGATAGAAGAAGACGTTCCGTTTTAGAGGATTGTCATTTAAGGAGATAAAGAACATGGAAATGAATGACAACATGAAAAAGATATATCAATGCATGGATAAACTTCTCGATGAAGAAGAACCAATTGAAAGCGAAATTGGATTAAAAATAATCAAGCAGCTAAATGATATTTGTGTAAAAACTGGATTGTACCAAAGAGAAAAAAATAGAAATGATGACCTTATAAGAGATAAAGAGCCTGAAGAAATATATGAAACTTTAATGATAAAAATTAGCATAGCACCTACAAGTGTTCATGCAGTAGTAACAGTTATTATGCTAGTTCCAGTTTTATATAAAACTTTAGTAAAAAAAGGCAAATACAAAAAAAGACGAAAGAACTTTATAGAAAAAAGGTAAGACAATGGGAAACAAAACTTTATTGAAATATCCAGGAGCCAAGAACCGATTAGCGCCGTGGATAGTGAGCCACGTACCGCCTCACAAGGTGTATTGCGAACCATTTCTAGGAAGTGGCGCAGTGTTCTTGAACAAAGAGCCAACATATAACGAGATTTTAAATGACCTTGACGATGACATTTACAACTTTTTCAAGGTCGTACGGGAACAATCAGAGGAACTCTGCAGATTGATAGAGGCTACACGGAGAGAACACATTTATATACATAGACCCTCCGTACATGAAGGAGACTAGAAAGAAAAAGAATCAATATAATCACGAAATGACAGACGAGCAACATATTAAATTGTTGCAAATTGTGAAAGAAAGCAGCTGCAAAATCATGCTCTCGGCATATGAGAACGGACTATACAACGAGCAGTTAAAAGATTGGCGACAAGAACACAAGTCAACTACAGCCGAGTGTTCGAGACGGAGAATTGAAACACTATATATGAACTATTAAGGAGGGAATGTAATGGAAATACGACCTATCACTTTCCGGGAAGCATCAGATTTTGTGAATGCTCACCATAGACACCACGGAGCTACCGTGGGGTGCAAATTCTGTGTTGCCCTATATGATGGTGTCAAGCTAGTAGGTGTAGCGATTTGCGGTAGACCTGTCTCACGACACTACGATGATGGGCTTACCTGTGAGATAAATCGCTTGTGTACTGATGGTACAAGAAACGCTTGCTCCATGCTGTATGGTGCTTCCTGTCGGGTTGCAAAGGAAATGGGCTATAAGAAAGTGATTACTTATATCCTTGAATCGGAGAACGGGGCAAGTCTCAAGGCAAGTAATTTCGTATGTGAGGGGTCTGCTGGCGGTACACACTGGACTGGGACACGAAATAGAAATCAGAATATCCCTCGTGAAATGAAAAAGCGATGGGTCAAGGAGGTGCGCTAAATGTACCTACTAATCGATAGCCGTGAGAAACCTAAGGCAATCAGCAGCATACTGAACCACTTTGCAAAGAATAATGTCAAGTACGACGTTACAAAACTCTACTTCGGCGATTACATGAACTATGCAAAACCTAATCGAGTTATTGATAGAAAACACAATATATCGGAACTAGCTATGAACTGCACACGCGATCATAAAAGGTTCAAGAGAGAGCTAGAGCGAGTTAAGGCGACGGGTAGCGAATTGATACTACTTGTTGAGCAGAACAGCTACAAAGACGGAGAGAAGACAATCAGAGTCGAGACGATAGAAGACTTAATGCTCTGGACATCACCTAGAGGAGTAGTCAGAGGTGAGCAAGTGTATAGAGTTCTCGTCTCATGGTGCCACAAGTATCCACTACGCGTAGAGTTCTGCCACAAGAGGAGCACAGGGCAGAGGATTTTAGAACTATTGGAGGAACAAGATGAATAAGGCAAGGTTAGCGGAACTCGTAAAAAACCGAATAGACTTACAGTCCGTTATGGAGCATTACGGGACGCACTTCAATCGTACAGGCAGTGCACTCTGTCCGTTTCATTCTGACAAGCATCCGTCACTCACCATCAAGAACGAGCGATACAAGTGTTGGGCATGCGGTGCGAGTGGTGATATGTTCGACTTCGTTCAAAATCTCTACGGGGATGGCTTTGTAGAGGCTATAGAGCGAATTAACAGAGATTTAGGACTTGGAATTGATACAAAACTAAACGCACCAAAGAACAACAAGGCTATAGCCACCGCACAGCGACAGAAATCAGCCCGAGAGGAGTTAAAAAGGGCTCGTAGGGCAAAAGTATTAGAACTAACCGAAAAGCACCGTATCGCCTTTAAAAACGGCGATTATGAAGAGGCTAGCAGATTAGAGGAAATCCTAGATGATATTGTCGCATATGAGGACGAACTCGCTCGTAACAGAGGACAGCACAAGGAGGTATAAATATGAATAACAACGAAATAACGACGACCTTCTCGCTGTCGGATTTCGCAGACGGAACCGTATTTGATGAACTTGGACTACGTGATAGGACCGTTAGCGAGAGGGAAGTACTCCTCGTACAACTCAAGAGAGAGGCAAAAGAGCTAGGACTTGGAGCAAAAGCCTTTAATGCGATCGTGTCGGACTACTTGCGAGGTGAGGCGGTATCGAGTGTAGGCTCAATCGCTGGATTCAACATGCCAACTAGATGGGTGCTCACTAGCACAGGAGAGATACAGAAGACCACTATGGAGCTTGCATGCAGTCACCCGATATATATATCAAAAAGGTTTATTGATTGTCTTACAGGCGAAATAAAGCTAGAAATAACCTACTCGAGAGACTCGGAACTAGAGCGACTACAATCGTTCATCGTTCCGAAATCAAGGATAACCTCATCGCAGAGCATTGTTGCCCTTGCGAATAAAGGTGTATCGGTATCGAGCACCAACGCAGCACTGTTAGTCAACTATCTACAGGATTTTGAGGATACCAATTACGACCAGATTGTTGAAATCAAGAGCATTAATCGGTTCGGTTGGATTGGCAACGACTTTTCCCCCTATGTGGATGGTATTGAGTTCGATGCGGACGACAATTACCCAGAGCTAGAGCAATGCGTAACGAAACCGAACGGCACTATTGGGGAATGGAAAGAGATTGTTAAGTCAGTCAGAAAATCCAATAAGATAGCCCCTAAAGTCGCTCTAGCTGCCTCGTTCGCATCAGTTCTGATTGAGCCACTGGACGCACTTCCGTTCTTTGTTCACTTCTGGGGCGCATCTGGAGGCGGTAAGACCGTATCACTAATGTTAGCTGCATCTGTTTGGGGAAAGCCCGACGTCGGATCATATATCAAGACATTCAACTCGACCAAAGTCGCACAGGAAATCCTGGCATCTACCCTATACAGCATGCCCGTTATATGTGATGAGTTGCAGATTAAGGCGGGAGCAAGTGACAACTTCGACAGTTTGATTTACGAACTATGCGAAGGCTCTGGAAAGAGTAGGTCGAACAAGCAATTAGGAATTCAAGCCTCTAGGAACTGGCGAAATTGCTTTATTTCGAGCGGAGAGCAACCAATTACAGGCGAATTAAGTGGAGGCGGAGCGAAGAACCGTGTGTTTGAAATCGAGTGCCAGGACGACCTTTTCAGCGACCCAATGAAGATAGTTGAGGCAGTAAAGTCGAACTACGGGCATGCAGGGCGAGAATTCGTAGAGGCACTAGATACAAAGACACGCAAAAAGATTAAGTCAGCGCAACAATCGGTATTTGCTGAGTATAGCGAAAAGGGATTTACAGACAAGCAAGCCCTTGCAGCATCGATAGTAGTTGTGGCAGAGGCATTCTACAGCACAATAATCCTTAACGAACCGCCGAGCTTTGACGCAGAAGATTTAGAGCCTTATATCGCAACGCATGACGACGTATCGCAAGACTTGAGGGCTGTTGAGTGGCTAAAAGGTTGGATTGTTAAAAATTGGAACAAGTTCGATGAAGATGCACCAGAGATTTACGGAGTAGCAAATACATTCGATACGGTTGATATAGTTGCATCTGTATTAAGAGAACACTGCCAGAAAGCGAGCATTAACTACAAGAAGTTGGTGTCGTACCTAGATATGCTTAAAGTTCTTGAAACAAATAAAGGCAGAAAAGACCGCCGAGTAAGGATAGGAGCAATATCACCGTGTTGTATATCAATTAAAAAGAGCTTTTTAAGCAATGAAAAAGATTAACTCGTTCACAACGTTCACAAAATGTTCCCAAATAAAAAAACCGACTTGCGAACAGCAAATACATTGATATTTCAATAATTATAAATAATAAATATATACTTGTTCGCAATGTTCACAAAAATATTTACACACTTATAGGCTGTATAAAAAAAACATAAAAAACATATACGCATATAAGTGTGAGCAAAAAAAAGTTGCGAACAACTGCGAATTTGCGAACAGCCTTGATATTACTGGGATACAGACAGAAATTATTGGGAACAAGCTGTGAACAGTTGGGAACAAACTAGTTATAGTAACAATTTTAGTGATGTGTTTTGTAATAAATAACAAAATAGCGAAAGAGAGGTAAAGCGATGACCAAAACGACACCTATTACGATAAAGGAATTATCAGAAATGTCAGACGAAATGATGCTAGTTGCATCTTATCGCCCTAGGAATTCTAAAAAATATGACACACGGGTTTTAGGATATCGTAACGGCAGTGAACTAGTAGGGATACTCTCTGTATCGGAAAAAGAGTATAACGGACCGCTTACGATTAAGTTTATAGATAATTACTTGAGTTCGTTGTTTTCACAGGCTTATCAAAAAGGAATGAGCGATTATATTGAATCTGAGGTGATACAAAATGGCTAAGTGGATATTAAGTGCAGAGTCCTACGGGGCATTTAGGGCTACGAAGGAATATATACCCGTTCCAAATCCGTATGGCGTAACGGTAATTACAGAGCGAGAGGCAATCAGAGTAATTAGCGGTTGCCGTTGGGCGACTAGAGGGCATTACGTGTACGCAAGAGACCACAAGTCGATTAGGTTCGACACACTGCGAGAGGCTCAGCGATACGCAGAGCAGTTAGGAGGTGCAGAATGAGAATGCATGATTTAATGAATATCGCCAATCATTATGGACTTAAGCACCAACTTGTTAAGTGCAAGGAGGAGCTAGGCGAACTTATAGAGGCTATCGATTCAGCGAATGACGAGGCGATTATCGAGGAGATAGCAGATGTCGAGATCATGACTGCACAGTTAAAGCAACTTATGCGCGCTGATATGGTCGTGGAGCTCTACAGAGACTATAAAATCATTAGACAGCTTAGACGAATAGCAGAGGAGCCTTCGTTGCGAAATCCGAAAAACTGTAAAGAATTATACGAAGCGGGTAAAGACTTTTCTGAAGGTATGAGGCAGGGCATATTGAGCACATTGAAGGAGCAGAATCATGAGTGTGATAACTAGAGAGGAGCTACTGCGCATCCCTAAACTACGCAAGCACATTAAGCGCAAGATGCAACGCATTGAGCTGTACGAGACGAGAGCAACTGGTGGAGCAATCGATTACAAGGAGCGTGTACAGTCTAGTGTGTGCGACTCAGTTAGCGACTGTCTAAGTATGGCGGTTGACCTACGGGCAGAAGTCGAGCGAGATATAGATGAGCTAGCAGAGCTTGTATATAAAGCTGCGTTGTTTGCTGATACGTTAAGCGACCCGCTGGAGAGGGATATTGTATATGCGATATATGTGCGCGGTTTGCTTTGGAAAGATGCAGCGGACAGGATGAATTATTCATATCAGAGGTTGTATCAAAAACATCAAGATATCCTCAAAAGATTAGAGGTCGTTTTACTTGATTAGAGGTACCATGTTGATTTATGATATACTCAAGCAAAGCTGGAGAGGGGGAGAATAGGCCCCACGGCATGCTTGAACAAATCCATTTAAAGTCATCTTAATAAGGTGTTACCCGGTACCAGTTGGTATCGGGTTTTCTTTTGTGAAATAAAATTTTATGATTTTACTACTTGAAAATAATTTCGGAGGTGTTAAACTGTAACTACAAATAGTTGCATTGCTACGGAGAAAGTATGAGCAGGATTGATAAGTTACGTGAAAAAATAAATGATGATAGAATTACAGTAACTTATACAGAAATGGCGAGGTTTCTGAACTATTTGGGTTATGCAGAATCGAATAAAGGAAAAACTTCGGGATCAAGAGTAAGATTTTTTCGAGAAAAAGATGGACAAATTATCAACCTTCACAAACCGCACCCGGGAAATGATATGAAGATAATCGCTAAACGAAGTGTAGCGAAGTTGCTTCGAGAAAGGGGGGAGTTATAGTGAATAATGTTTTTAGTTATAAAGGTTATTGTACTAAAGTTGAATTTGATAGCGAAGACTGTATCCTATATGGAAAAATAGAAGGTATTAGTGATTTTGTTGATTTTTATTGTGAGTCTGCAAACGAAATAAAGTTGGAATTTGAAAAGGCTGTTGATGATTACCTTGAATTTTGTAAGGAAAATGGGAAAGTACCCGAGAAACCTTTTAAGGGTAGCTTTAATGTGAGGGTGCCACAAGAGGTGCACAGAGAAGCTTTTATAAAAGCTAACCTTCAAAATAAAAAATTGAATCAGTTTGTCACAGAGGCGCTTAAAGAAAAGATTGCTAGATGTTATGAGTCTATAAACACTTCAAGTAACAAAGCGGAAATAACTGTAAATATACAGCTTGGTAAGAGAATTAATGAAGAAACTCGATTTACCTACAAGATTCCAAAAACAAGAGGTGAAAACAATGCTTGGGCAAATTAATTTAACTAAGACTAAAATTCGAGCAATTAATTTTGTAAACGAAATAGAGAGTGAAAAAAAGAGAAATTTAAGCGTAATTTTAGAACCCTCTTTAGAAATTTGTGATGACAAAACAAAGTGCAAAGGAACGCTTGATTGCACTGTTAGATCTACAGATAATGGAGAAGATGGTGAAGAGAGGTTTGAGTTACACGTTCTAATTGATGGAAACTTTTTAGCAGATGTAGAGTTAGAAGAGAGTGATGAACTTAGAACATTTGTACTTAAATCAATGTTTCCATATTTACAGAGCCACGTTAGAATTATAACATCGCTATCAGATTTAGTGCCTATAACACTGCCTTACCCAGACGATGATTTGTTTAGGCAAGGTGAAGATGAAGAATAACCATTAAGAGAGTCCTTCGGGGCTCTTTTTTAATACCTAAAAGGAGGTGATGTACTTGAAACTTACAATAAAGCAACAGCGTTTTGCAGATGAGTACATCATCAGCGGTAATGCGACAGAAGCGGCAATGAAAGCAGGATATGCGAAAAAAGCTGCTTATCAGCAAGGAGCGGAGAACCTCAAGAAACCTCATATTCGGGAGTATATCGACGAAAGACTTGAGACGATTAACTCGGCTAAGATAGCGGACCAGACAGAAGTGCTACAGTATCTAACGTCTGTTATGAGAGGTACATCTCAAAGCGCAGTAGTCGTCATAGAGGGCGATGGTGACGGGGTATCATCTGCTAGGCTCATGGACAAGACTCCAGACGAGAAGGAGAAATTGAAAGCGGCAGAGCTACTAGGCAAGCGCTACGGTGCGTTTACGGACAAGGTCGAAGTCGGTGCGGATTTAGAACTAAACGTCAAGGTGGACTATGGCGACGGCAACGATTAAGGCTAATAGGATTTTTCAAGAGCCTAATCAGTCACGCAAGCGGTACATCGTTATGCGAGGTTCTGCAGGTTCGGGCAAGAGCATGGACACTGCACAGCATTACATACTGCGGTTGCTCTCAGATAAAGGGCGTAATCTCCTATGTGTCCGTAAAGCTGACGTTACTAATCGAGATAGTACTTTTGCGGAACTACAAGCGGCGATATGGCGAATACATGGCGATTCGTGGGAAAAGTACTGGCGAGTTAACAGCTCTGCAATGATTATCGAGTGCCTAATCAATCAGAATCAAGTCCTCTTCAGAGGGATGAATGATGAAAAGCAACGCGAGAAACTCAAGTCGATTACATTCAAGAGGGGAAAGCTCACAGATGTATGGATTGAAGAGGCTACGGAATTAACGCAAGCAGACTTTGAAATCATAGACGATAGACTTAGAGGTGAATTGCCAAACGAACAGTTTTATCAAATCCGTCTAACATTCAATCCTGTATCGGCTCATCACTGGATAAAAGCGCAGTTCTTCGACCGTGAAGACGCGGACGTGCTAACTCATAAGTCAACGTTCAAGGATAACAGATTTATCGACAGTGCGTATTATAGACGAATGGAACGACGCAAGGAAGTTGATCCAGAAGGCTATCAGATATACGGACTAGGTAATTGGGGCGAGACTAAAGGGCTCATCTTACACAATTACGAAGTTAAAGAGATATCAACGAACTATGAAGATTACGACTATGTTGCTGTCGGGCAAGACTTCGGATTCAATCACGCCAATGCAATATACCCATACGGCTACAAGGATGGCGATATATATGTGCTTCCTGGATTGTACGGACACGAGAAGGACACAGCAGAGTGGATACAAGAGGCTGACAAATTCCCAGAACTTAAGACGCGTGACATGTGGTGCGACTCTGCAGAGCCTGACCGAATTAAATCGTGGCGTAATGCTGGGTATAGAGCAAGGGCCGTTAGCAAAGAGCCTAACTCAGTTAAAGCTCAAATCGATTGGCTAAAGGGTAATCAAGACGGAGGCGAAGTCGTCAAGAGAATGATATATATACATCCGTCTAATGTGAATTTTATACGAGAAATAGGGCAGTGGAAGTGGAAGTATGACGATAAACGTAGCATTTATCTCGACGAACCAGTTCCATTTTTTGATGACGCGATGGCGTCGATGAGATATGGCATAGAGGGATGGCGAAAGCCTAAACTAGCCAAGCTAAAAACATTCAAGGGAGGCATCTAGTGGCAAACGATAGACCTTATAAGCTACCGACACCGATAACGAGAGACGCGAGAGTGTTGGAGTACGGCGTCAAGATGGACTTAATAAATGAGTGCATAGAGGAGCACAAGGCAATGCTCCCAAGATATGAGTATCTCGAAAATCTGTACCTCGGATTCCATAACATTTTTAAGCGTCCTGAAAAAGACGATTGGAAACCTGACCACAGATTAGCGGTAGGGTTCCCGCGTTACATCGCTGATACGTTTATAGGCTATGCATATGGTAAGCCTATAAAGCTACAGAGCCCCGACGAGGAATTCGATGAGGCTTTACAGGTGTTCGGTAAAAGAAATGCAATCAGAGACCATAACAAGGAGCTCGCAAAATCTGCGTGCAAGTATGGTCATGCATTCGAATACATGTACCAGAATGAGGAGACAGAGACTAGAGTAACTAAGTTCACTCCTAGGCAGATGTTCATAGTGTATGACGACTCGGTCGCAGAAAGGGCACTGTTCGCTGTTCGATATGGTCGTCATGGACTTAAGAGTAAAACACCTGGAGAGATATACGGAGAGGTGCTCACTCCGAGCGAGATTATACCGTTCGACAACGACAAACTAGGCGAGGCAGTAGTTAATCCATATGGCAAGATTCCAGTTGTCGAGTGGAAACTGAACGAGGAACGCATAGGATTATACGAGCCAGTTGCGGGACTCGTTGAGACCTATAACGCAGCACTAGGTGAGAAGGCTAATGATGTTGAGTCGTTCGCTGAGGCGTACCTTGCTATTATGGGTGCTGAACTTGACGAGGATGGAATTAGACACATAAGAGACAACCGCATTATTAACCTATACGGAACTGACAACGCAAAGGACGTGCTCGTTCAGTTCCTTCAGAAACCGACCGCGGACGGAACACAAGAGAATCTACTTGATAGGCTTGAAACACTGATATACGAGACTGCTATGGTTGCGAACATATCGGATGAGAGTTTTGGGAGTGCAACAAGCGGTACAGCTCTTGCCTATAAGTTACAGGCGATGTCTAATCTAGCCGAGTCGTTCGATGGTAAGGTTGAGAAAAGTATACGCAAGAGACTCAAGCTCTTCTGCACTCTATCAACTAACACGACTAATCCAGATGCATACGAAGATGTCGAGATCACATTTACAAGAAATGTGCCAAAGAACCTACTTGAAGAGGCTCAAACTGCTGCGCAACTCTCGGGCATCGTGTCGCATGAGACACAGCTTAAAGGCTTGTCGATTGTGGATAATGCCAAGGCGGAGCTTGAGAAGATTAAAGACGAGGACAGCGAGCTCTCATCAGTGATTGACAAGGCATTTACAGGTGACAAGTAATGGGAAACACTCCTAGTAATATCTATTGGCATGTAAGAGAAGAGCAACAGCACAAGAAGAACCTACAAGAGTCTGCCAAGCACGACAAAGAGCTTGAGAAGATATATAGGTCAATGCAGGTATCTATACAAAAGGATATAGATGCGTTCTATACACGATACGCAGCTAAAGAAGGCATTAGCATGGCTGAGGCTAAAAAGCGCGCTGACAAGCTCGATATAGAGGCATACGCAGAGAAGGCAAAGAAGTATGTCGCTACTCATGACCTTAGCGAGAGAGCAAACACCGAAATGCGTCTATATAACATGACTATGAAGGTGAATAGGCTCGAGCTTTTAAAGGCGAATATAGGCATGGAGCTCGTCGAGAAGTTCGAAGATATGAACGACTACATGGACGACAAGCTGACGGAACGCACTACGGACGAACTGAAGAGGCAAGCGGGTATACTTGGCGGTTCAGTTTACAAGTCCGAAGAAATGGCTGCGTCTATCGTCGGTGCATCGTTCCACAGTGCTACGTATTCTGACCGCATATGGGCGCACCAGGATCAACTCAAGTATGAACTGCATAGACTACTCGCTATAGGGCTGATTCAAGGTGTAAATCCAAAAAAACTAGCTAGTGACGTTGCTAAAACGTTCGGGGCATCACTCCGAAACGCACAGAGGTTAATGCGTACAGAGATGGCACGAGTTCAGACTGATGCGCAGTTCGAATCGTACAAGCGGAACGGTTTCGAATATTACCAGTATCACACATTAGGAGCGAAGGCTTGCCCTATATGTAGACCACTAGACGGTAAGATATTCAAGGTTTCGGACATGTTGATAAGCGAAAACGCACCGCCTATGCATCCTAACTGTAGGTGTAGTACATCGGCGAGCGTTGGAGAGTCAAGGAGCGATACATGATAATTATTAAGGTAAAAGGCTCGTCCGTAGAGGTTAGCGGTCACGCAGGACACTCCCCTATAGGAACTGATATCGTTTGTGCGGGAATATCTGCGTTATATCAGACATTAGTAGAGTCGGCTATGGAATTAACCGACTCAACATACAAAACCTCTTCAGAGGCGGGATATGGCTACATAAAGCCTAATGGATATGTGAGCGGAGAGTATAAGTTACTCGTTCGCTCTTTTTTAATTGGCATTAACGGGATTGCGTCGAGTTATCCCGATTATGTAAAAGTTATAACTGATTAGACCAAGCATTGATGTCTCTAAACTCAATGGAATTACATTGTTAAGCATTGCAACATTAAAAACATGGAGGAAAGAATTATGCTAAACGAACTAAAGAGATGGGAGCTACAGTTATTTGCTGATGATGGCGAAGACGTTGGCGAAAGTGACGGAGTAGATACAGGCGCTGAGTCAAAGGACACTGCTCCGAATGGGAAAGAGCCCGACAATAAGAACGCGGGAGATGATGTTAAGAAGTACACAGATGCCGACGTTAACGCCCTTATCGACAAGAAATTTGCTAAGTGGCAGAAAGACCAGGAAAGGAAACTCGCAGAGGCAGAAAAGCTAGCGAAGATGTCCGAAGCGGAAAAGCGTGAGCACGAACTTAAGGAGCTACAGGAGGAGAACGAAAGACTAAAGAGTCAGCAGACTTTATCAGAGATGCGCTCTACAGCCTCTAAACTGCTCAAGGAAAAGAACGTAAGCGCAACATCCGACATGCTCGACTTCGTAGCGACATCCGATGCAGAGGAGACTAAGGCGAACATTGAGAAGTTCGTTAGTATCATCGAGGCGGCAGTAAAAGCGGCTGAGGTGGAGAGGAATACGGGCAAAACGCCTAAGAGTTATAAAGAGCCTAAAGGAGCGAATGCTTTCGAACAGAGGCTCGCAAAGTATAAGAAAAATTAAGGAGACAATTATGATCAAGTACAATCTACAGATGTTCGCTGATGGCGAGAACGGCAACCAGGCTGTAATGTCCTTTACGAAGGAGTTCAAGGACTTCATCGAGGCGGTTTTTGAGAAGAGAGCGTATTTTGCAGACCTATTCGGAGGCTCTGTTGAGGCAATCGACGGAGTGACCAATAGCGCCGCTGCATTCTCTGTTAAGACTTCCGACATCCCAGTTGTTGTCGGTGAGTACAGCAAGGATGCCAACACTGGCATGGGTGCAGGAACAGCAAAGACTAGCAGATTCGGTAACAGAACTGAGGTAATTTATAAGGATATTGATGTGCCTTATACATGGGGCTATACCTTCCATGAAGGACTAGATAGACACACCGTTAACAACAATCTTGAAGAGGCTGTTGCTGATAGACTTGAGAGACAGGCGCAGGCTAAGCTCAACAAGTTCAACCTACAGCACGGCAAATTCATCTCTGCTAATGCAGGCAAGACTGTAGCGGGTGGAACAGCTGTTACAAAGGATAATGTTGGCGATGTGTTCAATGCAATTTCAAAGCATCTCACAAACGAGGGCGCTGTTGGTACAAGAGTTGCAAAGGTAACATCTGATGTATTCAACGCAATCATGGATAGCGGACTAGCAACTACTGCTAAGGGTGCAGACATGAGCATTAGCGATAACGCAATCGTTAAGTTCAAGGGATTCGTAATTGACGAGATTCCAGACGCAATGTTCCAGACAAAGGAAGTTATATACGCATACATTGCAGGTGCTGCAAAGGCATTTACAGGTATCGAGACAGCTAGAACTATTGAGTCTGAGGACTTCGACGGACTTGCTCTACAGGGAGCTGGAAGAGCGGGCGAGTACATTCCAAAGGACAACAAGAAGGCTGTTGTTAAGGTAACCGTTACAGGAGCATAGAATTTAAAGCGGGGCAATTCGTCCCGCTTGTTTATTCAAAGGAGGCAGTAATGCTAGATGAGATTAAGAAATTGCTCAGTTTCACGGACGGAGACAACGACGAACTAATTAACACGATCGTGTCGCTTGTTGAGAGTAGACTAAAGCATCTCATCGGAGCTGACACGGTGCCAGAGTCGTTACAGTACATTGTTGTGGAGGTGTCTATATCACGATTCAACCGCATTGGTTCGGAGGGCGTATCTTCACACGATGTAGAGGGCGAAAAAATGACCTGGAGCAATGACGATTTCAAGCCCTATATGTCCGATATCGAGAGATTCTTAAACGCACAAAAGAACACCACTAGAGGGAGAGTGAGATTCATATGAGGTACGATACACCCATGTATCCAATGGTTAATAATGGTACATCGCACAGCTACGAGTCGGGGGATTACTCCGACGCAGAAATCCCAGAGAAGGCAGTTATGGCTAGTATCATAGCCATGCCTGATGAGGTGATGAGGTGGATGTTTGGTGAATTAAAGCAAGATTGCCTAATAGCGCATACGCCGATAAATTACCACCAATCTAATGGGCTAGAACTTGAAAAAGTTCAGATTGGCACGAAGTTCTACAAGGTCGTTAAGATGCGTAGACTCCGCCGTAAGTGCGTATATTATTTGCAGAGGATATCATAATGGGAATTAAACTCGTTGGGGCTAAAGAGCTTGAAAGAGCGTTGCTAAAGAAGGCGAAATTGACCGCTGTCAAAAACACGGTTAGAGACTGCGGGGCAAAGCTACAATCGGGAGTACAAGATGGTGCGCCTGTAGATACAGGAACACTGAAGAGGAGTGTTACTCTCGAGATTGAAGAGGACGGACTAAAGGCTGTTGTAGGACCGCATACCGAATATGCTGCGTATGTTGAATACGGTACAAGGTTTATGCAGGCACAGCCTTATGTTAGACCGTCCTATGAGGAAGTCAAATCAGAATTTAAATCAAAGATGGAGGAATTGGTACGATGAGAGATCCAGGGCAGATAGCATTTTGCCGTGTTAGGAAAATAATCGAAGATATGTTCGGAAAATTCGCTATATATGACACTGCGCTACCCGAGGTGGGAACATCTTACCCGTTCTTCTATATAGGCGAGTCATTCCAAAACGATGAACTACTAAAGAATAGTGTTGTAGGCACTATCAATCTAACGGTTCATTATTGGACTGACCAAGTTAGAGCTAGAGGCAAGGCTGTCGAGGAGATGCGCAAATTCAAATCAGCACTATACGAGAGTGAAAATGCTCTCGAAAATGAAGATGAGAATACTCCGAACGATGAGACTAAAGTACACTTTTTACGCGCAAATTCGAGAATACTTGCCGATAATTCTACCGCCGTTCCGTTATTGCATGGAGTTATTGAACTCTATTTTTCATTTAGTTAGGAGCAAAAAATTATGAAATACAACCTACAGATGTTTGCTGAAACTGTATCGGGCAAGAAATTAGTGTATCTGTTCCGCATTCTCAAGAACGCAGCGACTGCGAAGGGAACTATGCTAGCTTTCACGACAGAGAACAGCAGAACTAAGTCAAAGGATGCGGATTCCAAAGCTACCAAGGACGGCACTGTTAGAACACCCGGGCAGTCCGAGGTGGAAATCTCCGCAACATCCCTACTATCGAAGGGAGACACATTCGTATCACAGCTCGAGGACGCACTAGACAATGACGATATCGTCGAGGTTTGGGAAGTTAACCTAGAGGAGAAGGGCTCGGGCACTAACAAATTCAAGAGCAGATACTTCCAGAGTTACCTCACAGAGGTTGAACTCTCATCTGATGCAGATGAGAATGTAGAAGTATCGCTTAAGTTCGGTGTCAACGGTGCGGGCGTCGTTGGAGATGCAACCGTCACAACTGAACAGCAGAAGATGGCGGCTTACGTGTTTAAGGACACTACACAGGGCGCATAATCGATTCGTTTTACAGGCTGAGGGCGTTAATTCGCCCTCGTTTTATTTTACCCAAAATAGGAGGTAACACATGGAAATCACAATTAAAGGGCAGTCATATCCGTTAAGATTCGGTCTTAAATTTGTAAAAGAAGTTAACTGCAGAGAAATGGCGCCAGTTGACGGACTTATCGGAGTTGAACAGGGCATCGGACTAAATCTAATGATCGCGAATATCATTGACGGCTCAATCGAGGATTTAGCGAGTGCAATTATTACCGCTAACAAGACAGAAGAGCCACGAATTAAGGAGGACGACCTATTAGAGTTCCTAGAGGATGAGTCAACCAATATCGATGAAGTATTTGAGAAGGTACTAGGTTTTTTCGAGAAAGCCAACTGTACAAGGAAGATGTTCAAAAATGTGCAGAAGTCCGTGGAGACAGCACAGAAGTTACAGGAGGCAGAGCTCAAGGCAAGACTAGAGGGTCAGAATTAGCCTTTGATGCCGACAAGCTCTATAGCGATATAGCTATTGATTGCTTTCGTCGGCACGGATTCACGAGTTTTGAGCAAGTTGACCGCCTAACGTTCCCCGAATATGAAATCATGACGAAGGCCTATAGGTTACGCATGGTAGACGAGGACTATAGGGCGCATCAACTAGCATACCTCTCTGTAATGGCTAAGGCGGAGAAGAAGAACGGACGACCTGTATATAAGACGTTCAAGAGCTTTTTCAACTATGAAGAGGCTATACGTAAGGTTCTCGATGAACCGAAGAAGACCGAGAGTAGGTTCGCCTCTCTCGGCAAGTATTTAAAAGAAAGGGGCGAATAATGGAAAATTATTCAGTAACCGCCGTACTTAGTGCGCGAGATTCCTTGTCGCCCAAGCTCAAGGGAGTAGCGGGCTTGCTCAACTCTACAGGCGGAATGGTCAAGGCTGGGCTCGGGTTCGGTGCACTATCAAGAATAGGTGGCTCTGCAGTCGCCTCTCTTGGTAGAAATATCAAAGGACTAGTTAACGAGATCAACGAGACTAATGCGACCTGGAAGACATTTACAGCTAACATGCAAATGTCAGGAATGGGCAAGGCGCAAATTAATCGGACAAAGAAGGACTTACAGAATTTCGCTGCAAAGACTATCTATTCGTCCAAGGATATGGCTAGTACCTATGCACAGCTCTACGCAGTTAACAAGAAGACTACTACAGGAGTTGTAAAGGGTTTCGGAGCGGTTGCGGCCGCATCTGAAAATCCTAGGCAAGCTATGAAAACTTTATCGACACAGGCTACACAGATGGCGGCAAAGCCAACGGTAGCGTGGCAAGACTTTAAGTTAATGCTCGAACAGTCGCCAGCGGGATTGTCTCGTGTAGCGGCTAAAATGGGCATGACCACTAAAGAGCTCGTTGCTAATGTTCAAGCGGGCAAGGTAAAGACTGAGGACTTTTTCAAGGCTATGGAGAAGGCGGGAAATGATAAGTCACTCCTTGCTATGGCACAGCAATATAAGACTGTTGGCGAGGCGGCGGAAGGACTGAGGGCAACTCTAGCAACTAGATTGGCTCCCGCTTTCGACGTTATCAGTAAGGCGGGTGTCGGTGCTATATCGGGCGCAATGGCGACACTATCGTCAAGGCTCGAGATTGCATCTAATTCCTTCAAGGGCGTAGGTGCTGCATTTTCAAAAGCATTTAGTGCAGTTGGCAAAAGTATAGCGAAGATAACCAATAGCAAGAGCGCAGTTGATGCGTTCAAGAAGAGCATGGACGGACTTGCCCGTTCCGCTAAAGGGGCGGCGAAGTTCCTCGAAAAGCATTCCGACTCTGTTGCGTACCTAGTTACGCATATTCCAGAGCTCGTAGAGGCATTTATAGGACTTAAGATAGCCCTTAAATTAGCGGGCAAAATGAAGGCGCTCGGTACTGCATCCGAAACGGTGGCAAGTGCATTGCCTAAGGTTGGAAAAGCAGCAGGAACCACAAGTAAAAAGATGTTAGCATCTAGCAAGGCATTCATGGCTATGGGTGCGGGCGTGCTCTTAATGGCTAGCGGATTTTGGGTAATGGCACAAGCAGCTAAAACTCTAGCTAAAGCGGGACCATTAGCAGTCGGAGTGTTCGTAGGCATGGCTGTCGGAATCGGACTATTAGGCGTGGGTCTAGTTGTCCTATCGAAGAACATGGCTAAGATGAGCGCGGGCAAATTAAACTCTATGTCGATTGCATTTATTGCGTTCGGTGCGGCGATTGTGCTATGCGCTACAGGAATGTTGATTCTTGCCAATGCGGCCAAGACGGTATCATCTGGCGGAGGACTTGCTGTAGGAGTGCTAGCGGGAATGGCTATCGCTATAGGATTGCTCGTAGTCGCATTCGCTAAATTCGGACCCGCTCTCGATGCAGCAATACCCGCTATGCTCACGTTCGGCGCAATGGTGCTGATGATTGGCGGTGGCATATGGCTTGCGGCTAAAGGTATAGCGGCGGTTGTAACAGCTATATCGGGGCTCGTTGAATCAGTAACGGGACTTATAGGGGCTCTGCCTGTAGCGGCGCAGTATGGCATGCAAGCGGCGGCGGGGATAGCTCTAGTTGGTGTTGCGTGCGTTGCGGCCGCAATCGGAACTGTAGCGCTCGGAGTTGCTATGCTAGCATTCGGCACAATGGCGCTCGGAACAGGAGCAATGCTAGTCGGTGCGGGAGCAATGGCACTAGCGGGAGGCGTTATGTTCCTCATGTTCGGCATCATGGTAGGCTTGGCGGCGGTCGGCGTTGCAGTCCTATCGTTAGCGCTTAAAGCGGTTAACGTGTCGATGAGATCAATAGCCAATAATGCTAGAGCCTCTGCATCAGCACTAGTAACTATGGTGGGTTCAATCAACATAGTTAAGTCTGGACTAAATGCAATAGGTTCAGCGGCAAGTTCGGCAATGAATAAGCTTAAGACAGCATTTAGCGGGGCATCTGCGGGAGCAATGAGTGCGGGTGCATCAGTTGGTAGTAACTTCAGTAACGGTCTATCTAGCGGGCTAAATTCCGCTGTATCGGTCGCAAGAGGTATGAGCAATACAATTAGATCAATACTACACTCTGCAGGTAGTGGAGCATACTCAGCAGGTGTATACATAGGTGCTGGACTTGCCAACGGTATGGCATCCCAGATAGGCAGAGTAAGGAGCATAGCTACGACTCTGTCTAATGCAGCGGATATCGCTATTAAGAAGGCACAGATTATACGCTCTCCTTCGCATAAACAGTTCGACAACGGTGCCTATATAGGTCAAGGGCTTGTTAACGGTATCAAGAGCAAGATTAGTGCTGTTCGCTCGATGAGTTCGCAGATGGCTAACGCGTTCTCGCCACAAATGGAATTGGCGGGCATGAGTGGTAATTGGGGACTAAATGACGAGTACAACTACAGCTCACAAGCTCGATACGAGGTGCATGTACATAGCGAGATTGACGGGAGAGAAGTTGCATATGCGACTGTAGACGACCTCACAGAGCTACAGGCAAGGAACGAAAAGCGCGACCGCAGAAGAAAGGGAAGGTTCTAAATATGTATAACTTCATAGATACAACAGGCAATCAGACCTCTGCGGTTAGACCGAGCGAGGCAATGTCAATTAATGGTAGATATATCGAGGACATTATCCCTGGATATAGGACACTAACGGTACAGGGGCGGGAGTTACTCGCCTCTGACCTTACTACCGCAGAGATGGCATCTAGAGACGGTTCAATCCTTAAAAACAGACGATATCCGTCGAGGTCGATAACTATTACCTATCAGCTAATTTGTGCCGATAGTGGAGCATTTAGAACCGCATACGACAAGCTGAGCGAGGTTCTTAATACTGTCAACGCAAAGATTATATTTGCCGACCAAGACGACCGATTCTATATCGGAACACCGAGAAACTGCGGAGACGTGCCTACTGGACGTAATTCTGTAGTGGCTGACTTCGAGATTTTGTGCCTAACACCGTTCAAGTTCAGTACGAGCGAATACACGGTACAGGCTGTTGATGGAGTATTTAATGTTAACTACAACGGTACCGTTCCTAGTTCGCCTCTGTTCTCCGTTGATTTTGCCCAAAAGCAACACGGAGAGAGCGGTTACGTGGTATTTTCTGATGCACAAAGCCACGTTATACAGCTAGGCGACCCGAAGGAACTCGATACAACCTCCCATACGGAGAGTGAGACCCTCATAGATGATAAGTTTAACGAGGCTACTCTCAATGGTTGGAGTAAGAATGTCGGCAAGTCACACGAAGGACACCTATATCAAGGTGCGTGGCAAGTCAAGGAGTCGGGCGGTAAGTACATCACACCGTCTAGCTACGGTACGAACACGAGCGCAGAGCTTAGTGGTCCATCTGTAACAAAAGAGATACCCGCTGATAGTTCGGGTGTTAAAGGGGCGAAGAACTTCGAAATGTCCTACTACCTCGTGTGGTCACTCAATGACAGTTGCGACCCTCGTTGTCTTGGAACATATGAGTGTATGATTCATGATGCAAGCGGTAATGTTGTAGCTGGGGTAGAGCTTAAGAAGTGGTACTCGGGAACTGCAGCTAATGCGAAGATATACGCAGGTGGCAAGTATGTGCATTACTTCGAGTTCGACGCGGGATACTTCTCCGATTGGTTCGGTTTCGGTTATGCGGGACACCCTCCCGTAAGGACAATCTCAATTAGCAAGATTGGTGATCAGTTCCGATTCAACGTAGCGGGTCGCTTATTGTCGTACACGGTGCCAGAAGGTAAGGAGATGAAAGCGGCTAAGGTTACATTTGCCTCGACGAAGTATAGAGGTATGGGCGATACTTACCCACCAATGCTCAATTATCTATTTTGGGTTAAGTTCAGGAAAACTAATGTTGAGAAATTCGACGACATTCCGAATAAGTTCGCAAGAGGTGATAACCTCATAGCGGATTGCTCGGACGGATCTATAAAGGTTAATAATTTACCTAGACCAGACTTAGGCGCACTCGGTAACGATTGGGAGACTCTGAAACTCGTTCCAGGGCAGAACAGAATCAACTTTGTTTGCTCGGCCTTTACAACAGATAAGCCGACCGCAAAGCTAACCTATAGGGAGGTATTCCTATGATTATCTACTTTGCCGATAGGAAAATGCAGATACTTGGCCAAGCTTCCACTAACCTTAATGAAGGTCTGTCAATTGTCGATGATGGGAAAACGGAATATGTGTCGAACGGAGTTGATATCTTCGAAGCAGCTATATGTTATGGAGATAGTCCTCAGCACGATTTGCGCAAATTATGCAAGGCGGGCAATTATTTGCTGCGTAAACATAATGCTGAAAATGAATTTTATACCATAATTGACCGTGAGTTTGATGAGGAAAAGAAAGAGGTTACTTTGTACTGCGAAGATGCGGGGATGGATCTACTCAATACCATTGCAGGCAAGTATGAGGCGAGTCAAGCCTATACTGCCGCAGGGTATGTAAATGAGTGGATACGTGGCACAGGGTTTGAAATCGGTGTTAACGAAATATCCAACCTCAAACGTAAGCTCAAGTGGGATGGAGAGAGCACTGTAGCTGAACGTATCGCATCGATTGCGACTCAGTTCGACAATGCAGAGGTCTCTTATTCGTTCGAGGTTGAGGGGATGGCAGTCAAAAAGCTACTTATTAACCTCTGGAAGAAAAGGGGCAAGGATGCGAAGGTACAGCTTAGGCTCGGACGTGATGTGAAGAACATACGCGATAAAGAGTCTGTGCAGACCCTCGCAACAGCTCTACGAGTTACAGGCGGAACTGCAGAGGGTAGCAGTGAGCCTATAACACTAGAGGGGTATAGCTACGACGATGGTGATATCTATACCGAAGGTAAGCTACTCAAGTCGAGGAGTGCCGTTGCTAAATGGGGAAGTACCTGGAGCAATGGCAAGCACATCGAACGCACGTACAGCTTTGAGACCACATCACAATCAGAGTTATGTGCGCATGCGGTGACGGAACTTAAGAAGTTATCTAGTCCGACAAAAACATACGAGGTCGATATAGTAACTATGCCCGACAACCTATCTATAGGCGATATAGTCTATATTGTGAGTGACAAGGGAGAGTTATATATATCAAGTAGACTGCTCGAGCTCAAGACCTCTGTATCGGGCAATAAGATTGAGGCTAAACTAGGCGACTTCGTTGAAGAGGATAGCGGTATCGATGACCAGGTGAGGTCACTTGCCGACAAGCTGGCGAACATTAACACCTCGCCAGGATCAACAGCAAGTACATTAAGTCTTACTGTTGAGAGCTCTAGAGGAGTAGTCTTCACAGATACATTAGTTGATACGACCCTCACTGCTCATGTATACAAGGATGGGCGAGAATTAACTGCTAGCGAAGTAGCTAACGTAGGTAAGGTTATTTGGTATAAGAACGGAGTCAAGGCTCATGAAGGTACATCCTATAGGGTGCAGAACGTAGAGGCGGCGAGAGTGTCCGCTCAACTGGAGGTGTAACATGGAAATACTTGCTACAGATAGCATAGACCTTACCTCGATTAAGTCGGTAAATGACAAGGCAATTGAGGCGGCGAAAACCGCAACGGACTACATGAAGTTCGAGGCGGGTACTGGGCTAGTAGTGTCGAAGAATGCAAAGTCTAGTGAAGGAGCATCAACGGTGCTCACTGATAACTCTTTGCAAATTCGCAAGGATGGGAAAAAGAGCGCTGAATTCGCTGAGGATAGAATCAGCTTTTACGAACAAGATAAAAAGCTAATTGATATCAAGAGCATTAAGGATGCACGAGACGGCGACTACAACATTAAGGGCGCATCGATTGACTGTGGAGGTACTGGAGCAGTAAATGTGTTCGCAAATGACATAGTTAATCAAGGATTGCACGCAGCATTTACCGCTACGGCAGGATCATATAACTATGACACTAACACATCTAGATTCAAGTCAGCTGCTGCAGACCTTACATCGATAAGTAAATCGGGAATAACATCCCTTATAGTAGAGAGTGACGGCTCGAGGGCGGACGGTGTAATCGCTAGTCTGTCGTACTCTGATAGGTTAGACGGCATTATTGAGCCTCTAATCGAGTTCGACAACAAGGGCACTGTTATAGCTAGAGTGGTGCGAGCTGACTCTATAGAGGGACTATATGAGGACTCTCAAGTAACTGCTGGCGGTGTTGTGTGGAACGTTCGCAAGTATTCGGACGGTACAGCTATTGCAGAGGCGGAGTGGCGCGGAACAGTATCGGCTGCAAATGCGTGGGGACCCGTATATTACTCTGGAGGAACAAGCACAGCGTTACCGCCTGGTCTTTTTATTTCCACGCCTTTAACTAGCGTGGAGATTGAGGCGCCAGATGGCGAGTTGTGGACGACTCGTAAGATGTCAACTAAGGACTATATCGGAGGCATTTACTACATCTCTATGAGCAGGCTCTCGAGAGTAGATGCAAGGATACTATACAGAGCTACAGGAAGGTGGAAGTAATTCAACAAGGTAATTAATTCTAGCGCCGTCGCAAGGCGGTGCTTTTTGATGAAAGGAAAAAAGCTATGAAACCAGAGTTTATAGGAAGTCTAGTAATTGGGCTAACCGCCTTAATTGGACTAATATCGGCGCTCAACAATTACGTTGGCAAGCCAGTGAATGAGCTCAACTCGTCTATCAAGGCTCTTAACGTAAGAATTGAGAACCTGGCGGCTGATGTTACGACTGTTGAATGTGCAGTGAAAGAGCAGGAAGCACATGATAGAGAGTCACATTCGCGCATGTGGGACAAACACAATCAGCACGATAATAGACTTAATGATCATGAGAAGAGGATAACGCACCTAGAACATAACAAGGGAGGTAAGAACGATGAAAATTAATTGGAAGGTTAGATTTAGGAATAAGACATGGCTGTTAACATTTATTGCTGCGGTGCTAACTCTTGTATATAGGGCGCTGAACGTTGCAGGCATAACGCCACATATCGCCCAGGAGCAACTCGTAGAGCTAGCAACTATGCTAGTGGGCATCCTAGTTCTGCTCGGTGTGGTTATCGACCCTACAACTAAGGGCGGTGGCGACTCCGATACAGCTATGGCATATACACATCCTAAAGATGACTCGCAGAAGGCTGAAATTCGACCCGTGGCAAACGATAAGACAATTAACTATGAAGATATCAAAGAGGGACTAAAAGACGCGGAGGTGTTAGAAGATGGGCGTTAGAGAGGCAATCGTCAACACTGCGATTAGATACAATGGTATGCCCTTTAAAGGCGGTTCGCATCGCACTTTGATTGACGAGTTCAACAAGTATAAGCCCGATGGTTGGGCAATGACTTATACGGCTAACTTCTGTGCTGCGTGTGCGTCGGCAGTAGCGTATTTATGCGGGGTAGGAGATGCCTACCCTTGCTCTGCTAACGTAGGTACAATCGTAGCCAAGGCGCAGAAGATGGGCATATGGGTTGAAAACGACGCATACGTACCAACTGCAGGCGACTGGATAGTCTATGCGTGGCAGGACTCTGGTAGAGGAGACAACACTACGGGAGCTAGCCACGTAGGTATTGTAGTGTCTGCAGATAGCAAATATATCAATGTATTTGAGTTTAATATTCATAACAACCACTCGACTGGATACAGACGAATTGCTGTTAACGGTAGATTCATCAGAGGCTTTGTCGTACCAAAGTTCCAATCATACGGTTGGATACAAGATGGGCGAGGTTACTGGTTCAAAAAGAAGGACGGCTCTTATTATAAATCCGAATGGCAGAAGCTAGACGGTGAGTGGTATTACTTCGGCGCAGACGGCTATGCTGTCACTGGATGGAGGCAGATAGAAGGCAAGTGGTATTACTTCAACTCTTCTTGCAAGATGCAGACTGGGTGGGTAAGTCTTAATGGTCGTTGGTTCTGCCTCGCATCAGATGGTAGCCTATATACTGGTGGAGTACACGAGGTTGATGGCAAGTCGTACTATTTCGACGCCGACGGAGTAATGCATACTGGCTGGGTAAAGGTCGGTGACGATTGGCAGTACTTCAAGGATGATGGCACCCGTGTTGATAAGGGTATTGTCAAGGGTGATTCCGTGTACATTATCAAGGATGGCGCTCTAGTCACTGATGATAAGGTAACCGTAGAGGCTGACAAGGATGGAGCAATTAGTGTTATGTAGCTGATTGTGTTACAATGATAATTGAGAGAACCGTATTGATTGCGGTTGAGGGGCAGTCTATTATGGGCTGCCTTTTACTAACAAAAGTGTTAATAGAGCGGGCGAGGTGGTCGCCTATACGAGAAAAGCGAGTCCGTTATGGGCTCGCTCTTTTTTTATTTTTTGATGCTTTCAACCTTTTCGCTCAGTAACAACTCTATGTAGTTGCTGAGCGACCTATTTTCCCTAGATGCTAGCTCTGTGACTGCCTCCTTGAGTGACGGTGTGAGTCTTACCGCAACTCTTTCCGACCTTTTCTCTTCTCCCATAAATCCCTCCTTAAACCGAGTAAGTAAATGTAACACTCTCAACTTCTTCAGCAAACTCATACACCTTTTCAGTATATTCCCAGCCGTTTACATCGGGTCCATCAAGTAGATTGTCGTTAACATCATCGTAATCTTTGCCAAAGATAGCGTGAATTTTCTCAAAATTCTGAAACTCTCCGTTGCTGTATAGATTGAATACTTCTCCAGTGCTGTTAACTTTTGCATCGATTCTGTTGTATTTCATTTTTTTATCCTCCTTACATAAACTCTGCGATATCATCTTTCTCGATGATATCTAAACAATATCCGTCGTTGTCATCAACGATTGCTATTCTTTCACCATTGACGCTCTCCAGCATCTCGCAAGCTTTGATAAAATCGAAACTCCCTGTTCCGTAATCGTTGTCATCTTCGTCAACTAGTACTGCATACCAGATGCTCTTATTTTCATAGTTTCTAATTGCTGCGTTCTTAATGCTGTTTAGCGCGTCTATGTTTTTCAT